CTTTTTATCATCTTTAGATTTGGTATAAACACCTTTAGCAGTTTTAACTAAATCATCTGATTCATCAAGTAATCTATCAATGTTTGGTATTTGTGAAATAGACCAAGTTATAGCCCCAGTAGTGGGGTCAATAGCAGTAACAGTAGATTTTGTACCATTATCAATCTTTACATCACCTATTTCTCTTTCTGTAAGTTTATATTTTTGAGCCATTTACTATTTGAATTTCATTTACTAATTGATAGTAACGTAATAAATCAACTAAGTTATTATCACCAACTTTATCTGTTTTCTTTAATTCAATTAAAAATTTGGTAACTTCTGTAATTTTTATTTTAGTTGCTTTATCTTTAATATTTTTAGTTTCTTTAACTAAAATATTTTTTAAGCCTTTGATTTTAGAGTTATAAAAATCCCTTAAATCTGGGGTTGAATCTACAGAATTAATGTATTCTTTAAGTACCTGTTTTTGGTCATCAGTTAATGTATCGTATTTATCATTAAACTTTTCTAATAATATCTTGTAAGTTAAAGTTCTTACATCTTTATCATATTCAGAAAATTCATTTAATACAGTTTGTTTAGAAGAAAGTTCAATTTCTTTTTTAGTTAAATGTTCTAAAAGTGTAATTTTATTTTCTAATATTTGATTAGTACTTTTAATGTTCTTAGAATTAGAACTTTCTATTAAGGTATATAAAGAAGCTAATTCCTTATAGTTAGATATTTTTGAACCAAAAAAAGATTCAATATTATAATGTTTTTTAATCTCATTGATTAAATTATATTTTTGCTTTTTTAATGAGGTTCTATTAAATTTAGTAGATGTTTCTAATATAGTATCAATAACCATATTTGCTCTACCTTCATTTAAAACCTTTGATTTTAAAATAGATTCATATAATTTATACTCTTTACCTAAACTAGTATTAACAAAATATTCTTTTAATATATCTATGGCAGGGGAATTTCCTCCTTTTAAGGTATCTGCTGTGATTTGACGAACTAGTAATTCAAAAAGAATTCCTGTGTTTTTGTATTTTGAATGTTTGATTTTCATCTAAAAATATATTTATTATAAATATGTGAAATAATTTACTTCTTTAATTGGTTTTCATCTAATAATGAGGTATCATCTTTATCTTCCTCAAATACTAATTGTTTTTTACTAGGTTGTGGTAAATCTTTAAACATATCCTTATTTCTTAGATAAGTTGTTCTAGCAGATTCCAAGGCAAGTGCGCTACCTCCTTTAAATTTATTCTTAATAGAATTAGAATCATTTTTATCTGTATCTTTCATACGTTTGACACCTAATCTATCTTTACCAAAATTATCACCTTGTGTATTACGTTTTACATTTGTTTCTTTTGGTCTACCTAATTTAGGATCGTCAGCAGCATATTCTTCGGGTTTAGGTACAGCACCAGGATCTGTATACATTCTTCCACTACCATATAATGAAGCTAGATCATGAGGTGTACCATATGATTTACCAGTTTCAACTGGATCATTACCTTCGGCTTGTATTTGGTCAATTCTAAATTTCCGTTTAGCATCTTCTCTAGATAAGTCTCTATATTCATCATATTGATCCTCACTAAAGTGATAAACATTATCATAAATCCAATCTGATGGTACTAATCCTTGTTCTAGTAGTTGGGCAGATAGTTCAGTTTTAGCTTTAAGTAATTCAATTTTCTCTTGTTCTAGAATAATTGATGGACTAGCCATATTTAGAGTAAAATTGGTTAAAGTTTCATCTGTGTATCCTTGTGTATATAAATGAACTAATGCAATCTTATTTAATTCAGATAATATAATTCTTTGGATTCTTTCAATTGTACGAGCAAATCTAATATCTTGTTGAGCCAATGTAGCTTTACCTTCAATTCCTTCTTCATATCCTAAGAATGCTTTAGGTATTTTAAGAGCAGCAAATAATTTACCTCTTAGATATTCTACATCTTGAATACCATCATATTGCAATCCAGGTGTTGTTTCTATCTTAGTAGTGGCATCATTTCCTCTAATTGGGATATAGAAATCTTCCATCATATTCATCTGGTTATATTTTAAATTATATTCACCAGTTTTATTATCTTGGAATGGAGTACGTTTAAGTTGAGAAATTGTTTTTTGCATAAATGTTTCTATCTCATTTGGGGGAATAGAACCAACATTCATATAAAATATACGTTTTTCAGGAGCACGAGCAATTCTATGAATTAACATTGCATCTTCCATTAACACATATTGTTTGTATAATTTTCTAGCTGGTTCAATGTATGCTCTACCATAAGGAAGATAATTAACATCTGAAATAAGTCTAAAATGGGCCATTTCATAATTGTCGAAAAATATACCATTTTCATTTTCTAAATTCCCACCCCCAGCTCCAGGTACAGGATACATACCAGAACTTAAATTATCCATCCCATCAGGTGCATATTTGTATCTTATTGATGATGGATTTTTTGGGTCATATGCTTCTTGTCTTTCAATATGGTATGCAGTATAAGGAATAACATTATAAACCCCATATTTTTCAGCTATTTCTAATTTTAAGAAAAAATCACCATATTTACACATTTGGCGAATCCACATCCAGAGGTTAAATTCGATATTTAATACATCATAAAATAAATTATATAATATTTTTTGAACATCTTCATTAGCACTTCTAATTTGGATTACTTCACCCATATCATTTTTTAAAGTTGACTCATCAGCCAATATATCTAAGGCAGAAGCAATAATTGCATCTTGATCCATTAAATCATATTCAGAATATAATTGTGGTCTAAGATATTGGTAATTTTGGTTAAATTGAGCCCCATACAAAGAAGAAGCATTAGTAGAATATATTCTATTATATCTATCTACTAAGGAATTTGTAGCAATTTCACCCGTAGATTGTATTTTACCACTGTCAATTACTTTAACTTGATTACCCCCAACATTTCTGATGATTACATCTGTTGAAAATAATCTTTTTAGTCTTGAAAATACATTTTTATTAGCCATAGTTTATTATTATTGTTATAAATATTACTTAGAAGAGCCATCTAATATCTTCTTTACCATCCCCAAAATTTTGTTCGTATGGATTTTTACCATTTTGATTATTCCCATAACCACCTTGATATGGGGTTCTATTTACTGACATATTATTTAATACATTTTTAGTGGAATCTAAACCACGTTGTCTTTGAATGAGTGCTGTGTCTCTAATATACATTGCTATACCAAAGGCCATAACTAAATCATCATTATATCCTGTTTGGGCTTCTGCTTTACCATTTTTCCAAATGAATACTTTCATTTCTTCTATCAATCTTTTAGATTGAATAGTTACTCCTTTATCACCAATATACTCTTGAAATTTACCTATTATCATAGGTCTAGTTCTAGAGGACATTGTAAAACCAGCTACCATTTTGGAGTGGTCTTGATATTTATCAAAATACGAACTAGCATTGGGGGAGTCACTCTTTTGTGAATAGTAAAGGTTAGAGTATTGTCTGTCAATAGCTACTTGTATAGTAGCCCAACCAATATTTGCATTTTCAATTACTAATAGTGCTTCATTATATTCAGTAGCTAAACCTACTAATAAATGCCCATATTCTTTAGTACCTAACTGCCCCTTATATTCAGCTACTTGTACATTATTTTCAACATCTATAATATGACAAGCAGAAAAATCTTTTCCATCTCCACGTGCAACATCTGCTACTACAACATAATCTCTAGTATAATCTGGTGATTCCCATATCCATAAATTTTGGTCGGCACCTCTACGTTCTAAAGGTTCTTTTATATAACTTTTTTCATAATATTCTAAATATTCATTGTAAAATACAATATCACCTGATGTACTGAAATCACAGTCACATTCTTGGGCTGCTAGTCTAGGGTCACCTAGTAGAGCGTCTTGAGCATCTCTCCATTTTTGGTCACGTTCTGGGTGTACGTACCAAGGTAATTTGATAGGTAAAAAATCATTTTCTCCAGATTCGGCTTTAACCCATGTTTGATGAAACCAATTACCAGTACCATAAGGTGTAGATAATACTATGGCACCACCACCTGTTGCTAGAGTTTGTTGTGCAGAAGCCCATGTCTCCGCAATATTATCTATAAAAGCTGCTTCATCAATTATTAGTAAAGATACTGCTTCTGAACGTGCAGCATCAGCATTGGAAGATTTAGCTTGTATTTTTGAACCATTAATTAACCTTAAGGATAATTTATTATTTTCAGCAGAATCTACTTTAAGCCACGAGGGTAAATTTTCCCACATGAATTGTACTTTAGTTACTAAGTTTCTTGCTGTTGCCTGTGTAGTTGCTAATGCTAATACATTTCGATCTTTATGAAATGTCATTAACCATAATGAATAACCTGCAGCTAGAGTTGATATACCTAACTGTCTAGATTTTAATATAGCACTATAATCATTATTTTGAAATAATGTTAATACTTTTTCTTGAAATGGGTATAAATTAAATTGTATGCGACCTCTTTGTGGGTGCTGTATATAACAATATTTACGCATAAAATGTACTGGGTCTTTAGCACATCTAAGATATTCTTGACGTATTACTTTTTTTAAATCTGACATGTAATTATTTTAATATAAGAATTACTCCTCCGATTGCTATTAAACCAGTACCTCCTAAAATTTTATTTTTAAGTTTTTGTTTTTTTAAATCAAGTCTTAATTTTTCATTAAGTTCTTCAGTAAATTTTAATTGAGATTTCTTTGTAGATAATATATTATTAAAATTGCTAACTTGAAAATTTAGATTATTAATAATACTATCTTTTAATACAACTTTATTTTCCAATAAAGTATATTTTGTTGAGGTTAGATTTAATTCTTTTTTAAAACTATCTCCAATTATTAAATCCTTAATTACTAGACGTGCTATCGATTTTTTTAATTGAATCGAAGTGCTGTCTATAACGTTCTGTGAAAAACTGTTCAAGCTCATCATACTTATAAAGATCAACACTATTAACTTTTTCATTTGTTTTATTTTTTAATGTAACTATTTTTATATTCTGTTTATAAATTTCTTGGTCTAGTATAGATATTTGGGAGTTCAATCTATCAATTTTTAATGTTAGATTCTCGTTTATACTATGTAAAGAATTAATTTTTGTATTTAAAGCTTCTATTTTATTATTGTATTCAATAATGTACTCTTCTTCATTTGAGGAGTACATATTAACTAAATAATAGACACTAAAAAATATTACAGCAATATATAAAAACCTTTCTTTAGATGACATTATATCTT